ATCATCATTTACAGGTACGAGCTTCAACTCGGTCAACGGCAGGGCGTCACAGTGATAGGTTTCCATAGTCTTGCGTGCGTTCCACGCGGGATAACCCTCGTAGCTCCACGGATCCGTGTCAGCCTCATCAATGGGGTTGTAGATGTATCGCCTGTCATCCGTCCCAAGATAGACGTGGAGCTTGTGGTCGTGCGGGTCTGGCCATTCCGGTTCACTTACCTCTCTGGTCGCATGGTCGAACTGTGATGAAGATACACAGTACGGGAATCCAGACAGTGGGTTATAGACCGCAATTGGTCTATCATCGTCATCTGCATCCACTCTTGTCACGATGAAGCCGAAGTCGCAGTCCTTGCAGTACGCCTTGTCTCCGACTTTCACTTGCATCGGGTCGGCTATGGTGATGATCTTTTTCATTTCATGTTCCTTCTCTTCAGCGTCATAGTCATTGAGTCCTTTCTTCATTGTGTTGACTGCTAGTCCTTCTAGCACGTATTTCATTTGCGGTAGTCCTACCGAGGCGGTTATCGGGTAGGTGCCGTCCCAGCACAGCGGGCCAGACAGCCCTTTCTCCTGCATGGCCAAGATAGCGCGCTTCTCGATCCTGAATCCGGGTTGATAGGCCCCCGAGCATCGATACATCGGCCAAGAGCAGAATCTGCTCCATCGTCTTGGTAGGCTTGTTCATGCCCTACGCTCCTCTTCATCAGGCAGGCGCTCGAGATAGCGCTTGGCGGCATAGTATGAACTCGCCGCGAACAGCTTGGTCGTGCGCCCAGCTGCATCAGTCACGTAGATGTCATAGGTGCTGAGCGGCTCACATGGGCCTATCAATCGGTAGCCCCTGCCGGTCAAGGCATTGAGCCGTCTTATGACTTCTGCAATACGTTCACTCGTGGTGGTCATGGCGTACATCATAGGTATCCCGTCCTAGAGGTCCTCGCCGCAGGCTGTCTGCCAGCAGCTGAGTACTACTATACTACGTTCTTAGTAAAACGCCAAATCGCTGAAGCATGCGGCGTTTCTCGGCATTGGTGTAGTGCAGCACGGAACGCCGGTATGGAATGCGAGGCACGCGGCTCAGGAATGAGGGATTGGCTGAGCCGGCGTACCCTGTGACCCGCAGGATTGGCACTCACCGCTCATGATCAATACTCCTTCGGCATGCAGACGACGCGCGCTGATTCGATTGCTGTCCTAAGCTTTTCTCGTATGTCGTTCATGCTTTCCACTCCAGTTCTGTCACTTGTACCCGTGCTCCTTATCCCATGCGGGGAGTTTTCTGCGATGCTCCCGGTTGAAATGGGAGTGCATCCACTGGCGCAGACGGCTATGTGTCGTCCAATCGCCGTCGCAGACGCAGCAGGTCGCCGTGAAGTCATTGTCCGGGAGCACATAGAACCGCACCAAGGCAGCGAGCATGAGCAATGTGGACAGCACGACGGATGCGATGAACGGCGTCGCTAATCCCCATAGGTATGAACTCCAGTTCATTGTCCCGTCTCCCCTACTAGTTCTACTGGTTTCCGTGACGTACTTTCCGATGCAGCCTGCGCGACCCCCGCTGCCACGGCCACGAGGTTCTGGGGCGCGTCCTCCGGGAAGATCACCACCGGCCTCAGCGTGCGCTGAGCCAGCTCCTCAGCGTGCTCCTCTCGCCACCGCTGTGCAGCGGGAGCGCCATACGTGGAGAGCAGATCACGCACGGACACCTGATACCACAGCGCCAGCATGCAGAGCACGTCCAGCGGCATGTTCCCGTGGTCGCCGAACCACTTGGCGACGCGCTGCGGGTGAGCCGTGCCCGTGCGCCATGCCAGCTCCTTGGCAGTGGGCCTGTCAGACATGAGACAGCGCTCCTTCAGGCCAGTAACCACGCCATGCGCGAATGCATAGCACTCTACCTTAGGGGGAGTGCGGTCAGCGGTGCGTTGGATGGACATCCTATACCATGTCGGAAGCCACATGTATTCGCGATCTCCTGGTCTGCCGCCCGCCGACGCCCACATGGCGAATGCGCGCTGCTCGGCTATCGGCAGCATGTGGTCTCTATTGGCTATCTGGTCATTGGTGTGTCGTACTCTATTGCTGGTCACGGTATCATCTCCATGCTCTGTGCCATAAGATCTCCAAGAGGGATGCCTGCTGCCTTGAGCATCTCACTCATGCCCAGACGGCTCGCCTTGGTATAGGCAGCGCCCTCGGGGTATGAGTGGAGCGCCGCGTGCACACCCGTCTTGGCATTGGGGGCCAGGCCTAGGCTACGCGCCACCACCGCTCCCCAGAGCCTCCCGTACATGAGCAGCGACGGCTCCTGGTCTCCGGATCGGTAGCGGTGCACGGACGTGCGGTTGATGCCGAGCCGCTCAGCTATCCCAGCCTGAGATTCAGCTGGGGCGGGTTCAGCTGTATGTGGGTCTGGATCACCCTTGTGCTGGTCAAAATACTGCCACAGGCGCACCAATCGCGCGTCCATATGTATAATCGTGGTCATCTGTATATCACGTCTTCCTTATTCCTAGTGGTCTTCGTGTCGTTGTCAGTGATCTGGCATGTGCCAGTCACGGTATCACCTCCATGTACTGCGCGAGAATCGCTCCGTCCGGTATGCCGGACCTGACGAACATCTCACCAACCGCCCTTCTGCTTGCGGATGCATAGGCTGATTCGTCAGGGATGGCGTCCAGTCTGGTCTTGATTCCGCCAGACAGGCGCAGCGCCCTGACGATGGATCCAGCCCACACCTCCCAGTCCACACGGTGGATGCCCCACACTCTCCCCCACATTCTTCCATAGTCGATGAGCGTCGGCGTCCTCTCGCCGGTGTGGTAGCGATGAATTGTCATCTTGCTGATATTCAGATCAGTCGCTAGCGTGGACTGGCTTCTAGCCTGAGTGAGACTCATGTTCTCACTGATCGGATCAGCTGTGGCCTGATTCTCATCCATCTTCTGCCATAGTCGTATCATCCTTGTATCCATGATGTTCCTTTCATATAGGGGGGCTGCCGTCCTTGGGCACTAGGTTGTATGCACCCATGACGTACACAGCATATCAACCTATGCAGCCCCATGTACGATTATACTATACTCTCATGTAAATACAAAACCTAAAAAATATAGTTTATTACCGCGACTTTTTTATTGAACCACCAGTGATTTTGGGGATGAAATTGGGATGAAATTGGATGAGAAGTTACGAAAAACAGTACCCGGTTAGGGGGGGAGGATACGGTTAGGTCGGTTACTTACGACTGTATCTATTGAGCCAGAATCGCTTAAGGTGGTAGCGTAAAATACACCTAGAAAGCTGTGTATGGATCTTGTATTGTGAATTATGGATCAACAATTCTTAAAAAACTCATTATATAAGACCAGAATTTCTATATCCTACTAGAAATACTAACATAAATACTGATATTTCAACGTTTTTTATGTAGTAGTCGTATAAAGTACCGTCGATTACATATAGAGATTGTTACGTAACCGGGGGGGTTACGGGGGTTACTGTTCTATTCGAAAAGGGGTAGGGTTTATGAGACGACTTTGTTTATGACCCCACTGCTCACCTATATTATTCTACTATGGGACCCTCTGAAATGACGTATCATAGATCCTATGAAGAATCCTGATCAACCAAGGCTCACCCAGCGCCAGCTCGACTATCTAGACAGCCGACTTGATGCTGCCATGCCGCTCACTCACACCGACCCGCTGCCTAAGGATCTTCTGGAGGACGCTGAGCCGTCTTTCGAGGATCTCGGGTACTAGGTTGTCCGTTCTGCGTGTTCGGACGTCTGAGGGACGATTACGCGAGTCCTGGAGGCATGTACGGAGCTGGCGACCTCGGCCAGACCTTCTACTTCATGTCTGATGCCAAGAGGCGCGAAACGCCGGAGAACACGCCGATTTGTATTTTTACTAAGAACGTAGTATAGTGTTTCTTGGTAGTCAGCTAGGACACTAGGACACTAGGACACATGGCTACTCATGTAGATTGAAAATTCAATAGAGGAGTAGATTATGACAAAGAAGCAAGAGCGCATTGAATCACAGAATCGCGCAAGCCTCATTCTCATGCTGCGGGGCCAGCTGAATCGGCAGGTTCCTGACCTGAAGGTAGACAAGAGGTATCTTGACCAGCTCAATGGGTTCTCGGTTGATGACCTGGAGAATGACGTCAAGGTGAGTCTCTCATCGCTTTCATATAACTCGATGACGGCGCTTCTCAACGACATTCCAAGAATCATGAATACCGAATGGATACCAATTGACTATGCAGCGCTTGGCCTGTGACGAAGAATGAACATGGAGCCCAGGGGGAAGACCTCTGGGCTTCTTTCATTTCTGATGCCAAGACGGGCCGGTGCGACTCACCTGATCTTTCAATGATTTGTGATTTTACTAATTACGTAGTATAGTTATAGTCGTAAGGCAGTTAGGACAACAAGGAGGACGTTATGAAGGAACTCAGCAGGACCGCAGTAAGGGCGATACTCGATATACTCAAGGACGGTCACGAGCGGGACACACCACTTGGCTGCATGTGGGTACGTGGACGACATGCCTACGTCGCCAACCGCTATGAGATAGTCAGATATAGGCTTGATATCCCTGAGCGCGCGCTTCAGCTTGAGACCGAGATGCAGTGCATCGACTATACGGCCCTTGAGCGCTGGTACAAGCTGGCAGGGGCTCGGGATGCGCTTGACCTCTCGAATACCGATCTGTGGAGCGTGTCCATCCCAGCGATGCAGAAGCCCAGCGTCATCAGCACGGTGTACCAGATTCGTCGCATATTCACCGAGACGGTGAATGGCGAGGGATCGGTGGACAGCCTTATGAGGATAAGTCCCACAAGGCTCATGACTGTGTCCAAGGCATTAGGGATAGACAAGAATGATGGCGTGTGCCTCACTCGGAGCAAGGCGCGCATATCGAACGGCCCGGACATGTTCATCATTCGAGGCGTCGAGGCAGCTGATCAGGATCCTGACACGGCGGTGCTCGCTGGTATGCTGCCGAAATAGAAGCCATGGAAATTCCGCAGCCGCGCTCACACCACTGCGGCTGTTTGATGTCCTGCTTGACTGTGGCATTCTAGTCAGTCACAGGAAGCACTGAGAGGAGTATCGCTATGAAGAGTGACACTGAGCGCGTGCTGTACATCGTCGTCATCGTCGTCAGCCTGCTGTGCGGGGCGTACATCGGGCATGAGAACACGCTTGACTACCTCCATGCCCAGCCCCAGCAGGAGCAGTGCACGACCACTGATCGCTAGGGGCGTGGGCGGGGTATCATTGACTCTGTAACGACTGAGACGGAGCATGATATGGATGTAGAGGCACAGGCACGGGCCGCGCTGGCGACCGGGCTGAGCGCTGCCTCTGTAGGCGGGGATGATAGCTGGATAACGGCAGATCAGCCCAACGCCGAGCAGTTCTGGGGCGAGCTGAGGCAGGTGCAGTCCATGATCGGGCTCACCGACTCCGAGGTGCGGTACATCCTTCTCCGGGCGGACGGCATGGGGTCTGGTGATGCCATGGAGACCGCGCTGCATGACGTGAGCGGCCTGAGAGCACTGCTTGAGATGGACCCGGCTACCGTGCGCCGCGTCTACCGTACGCGGGCCGCTCGGCTCGAGCGTGAGCCTAGTGCGCTGCGGCTGCTGGCATGGCTCAACACTCGGGGCGCTGAGCTCGGCATAGTCGACCGGTCAAGGTGGCAGTGGTCTCTTGATGCCAGTGACAACACGCTGCGCGGCGTGATAGATGAGGTGCAGCACAGGCTTGAGATGTCCCGTCAGACTGGGCGTGAGGTGCCTAGCGCTCTGGCTCAGGCGGCTATCAGAGCCGTGCATGAGCTCAATACCACGCACGGCATAGGTGCCACGGACTCTGACGGCACCGCAGGCGCAGTGATCATTGACGGTGCTGCGGGACTGGAGGACTGACCTATGGTGCCGAAGATCAATCTTCCGGACGTGGTGGGTCGCGGGTACGGAACGTTCTGGCGCAGCACGCAGCGCTATCAGGTGGTCAAGGGCAGTCGTGGAAGCAAGAAGAGCACCACCGCCGCCATGAAGATGATCTGGAGCATCATGCGTCAGCCGCTGAGCAACGGCCTCGTGGTGCGGCGCTACTACTCCGGCCTCAAAGACTCGTGCTTCGCACAGCTGATATGGGCCACGCATAGGCTGGGCGTGGCGCACCTGTGGCGCTACACTCGTAGCCCGCTACAGATGTGGTACATTCCCACTGGGCAGACGATACTATTCCGTGGCATGGATGACCCGCAGTCCGTCACTTCAATAACGGTGCAGCACGGGTACCTCAATCTGGTCTGGCTCGAAGAGTCGTTCCAGATAACTGATGAGGAGGCATTCAACAAGCTGGACATGAGCATCCGTGGCGACATGCCCGACGGCTATCACAAGCAGATCATTCTCACGTTCAATCCGTGGAATGAACACCACTGGCTCAAGAGACGATTCTTCGACGAGGCTGACCCTGACGTGCTGGCAATGACCACTGACTACCGCTGCAACGAGTGGCTGGGCAAGGATGACCGCGCCCTCTTTGAGAAGATGCGCGTGAAGTGGCCTCGCCGCTATCAGGTAGAGGGACTGGGCGACTGGGGCGTGAGCGAGGGCCTCATCTACACTGACTGGGAGTCCAGGCACGTCGACCGCGACTACCTGCTGCACAGCCTGTACAACGGGGAGCCGCGCGTGCGCGCCCTGTACGGCATGGACTTCGGTTTCGCGCAGGATCCCACGGCAGCAGTTGAGGTGCTGGCTGACACGAAGAATGACGTCCTCTACGTCTCTGATGAGATCTACGAGCACGGCCTGACCAATGAGGCCATAGCGCGTGCCATACGCGACCACGGCTGGGCAAGTAGGCGCATCACCGCCGACAGCGCCGAGCCGCGCACCATAGATGAGCTGTACCGTCTAGGCATTGAGCGCATAGTCGGTGCAGCTAAGGGACCGGACAGCATACGCGCCGGCATCCAGCGATTGCAGGACTACCATATGGTGATCGACCCGCGCTGCGTCAATGTCATCCGTGAGCTGAGCAACTATCAATGGAAGACCGACCGCTATGACGGCCACCTGCTGCCACGTCCACTTGAGAACGGCTTTGACCACGCCATGGACGCCATGCGCTATGCCACTGAGACGCTCACCGGCCCGACGTTCAGCTTCAGTGAGGAGCGGCGCAGCAATGGCAACGGCTTTGAGTTCGTATGATTCCGTGGGCATCGCGCGGTATCATTGCTAGTGACACGGTAGCGCGCCATATGCGGTGCGAAAGGTAGGAGATTACATGCTCATCAATCTAGGGATGCTGCTGGGGGACCTACAGCAGGACGGCGTCTTCACGCAGCGGCAGGACATGGCCGATGATACGTCGGAGGTGATCTTCGGAGCGGACTTCGTTCAATGGGTGATCGGCCGCTGGAGCGAAGACCCACGACTACGTGAGATGCTTCAGGGCCAGTCCTACTATGAGAATGACAACGACATCCACCGGCGCAAGCGCGCAATCTACGGCTACACCGGTGAGGAGGAGACGCCGAGCTGGCTGACCAACAACCGCATAGCGCACCCGTTCCTACGCAAGCTAGTCCGTCAGAAGATCGGCTACCTGCTCGGGCATCCGGTGCAGTGGAACACTGATGACGCCACGCTGAAGAAGCGTCTTGAAGACTACATTGACAAGGACTTCCAGAGAGTGCTGCGCGCGGTGGCGACCAATGCCGTGGTGCAGGGGATCGGCTGGCTGCAAGCCTACTATGATGACGCCGGCAGGCTGCAGTTCAAGCGGATACCGGGTAGCGAGGTCATTCCGTTCTGGGCTGACAATGACCACACGCAGCTCAGTGCCGTGATCCGCGTGTATGAGACGGCGCTCTGGCAGAGCGGGGACGTCATGCAGGAGGAGCACGCCGAGCTCTACACCACCGACGGCGTGATGCACTACGTCAAGGGCGTGCATGACGACACATGGACCGTGGACTCCGACCAGCCCGTGACGCCTAACTTCGTGACTAAGGACGCCGAGGGCAATGAGCAGGGCCGCGTGTGGGACCGCATTCCCTTCATCCCCATCAAGTACAATCCTGAGGAGCAGCCGCTTCTGCACTACATCAAGGACATTCTTGACGACTATGACCGCCGCGTGTCTGACATGTCCAACGCCTTGCAGGATGAGCCGGACAAGGTCAAGATCGTCAAGAACTATGACGGCACCGACAAGCGGGCGTTCGTGCGCAATCTGGCGGAGCTGCACACTGCATTCGTTCGAGCGGACGGCGGCATGGACACCGTTGACACCTCCATCAGCGGTGACGCGGCGACTCAGCACATGGACCGGCTACGGCGTGATCTGTATGAGGCGGCGAGCGGCGTAGACACGCAGACCAAGGAGCTGGGTGATGCCAGCGGCGTGGCGCTGCGCTTCATATACAGCGATCTTGACCTTGACTGCCAGATATTCGGCGGTGAGCTGAGCTGGGCGCTTGACCGGTGCCTGTGGTTCATCCTGCAGGACCTCGGCATTCCTGAGGACACCAATGTGGACTGGCACTACACCACCAGCACCATCATCAACGAGTCCGAGCGCATCACCAACATCAAGAATAGTCAGGGGCTACTGAGTGACCGCACGCTGATAGCGGCGCACCCACTGGTCACCAACGTAGACGATGAGCTGAAGCAGATAAAGGATGAGGACGAAGCCAAGGCCGAGTCCATCAATGAGCTGTACAGCTTCAATCCTGATCAGCAGGTGCAGATCTCTCAGCAGCAGGGGCCTGACACCGTGACGCAGACGCTGAGCAGTGCCGGACAGAAGCTGGCTCAGGCTAGTCAGGCCGCAGCCAACGAGCAGAACCGACAGGGTGCTGTGGCCGCAGCCAATGCCAGCAGCGGGGAGTGACTGAATGGCAATACCATACGTCGTCCCAGGAGCTGACTACTGGCATCAGCGTGCCCTACGTGAGGACGCCGTGATGGATCAGCTGGCCACGCAGGCTGAGCAGAACCTCGTGGGAGTCATGCATGAGCTGAATGCTGGAATGCAGGCAGCTGTTGACCGATTCATCGTCCAGTATCTAGCGGGTAATACAGAGGTAGCCTACAGTGATCTCGCGAAGACGCTACAGCCATCGGAGCTGAAGGCGTTCAAGAGAGCTATCAATGAGCTGAGCACATCGGATATCCCTCAGACTCAGGCTGCGAACAGAATAGCTAGAGCAGCAAGGAGAGTGAACAGAATAGATGCGCTTACTAGTGAGCTCAGTCAGTGGCTCAATGTAGCTGCCGGTAGGACTGCTGCAGAGGTGCAGAATGCTCTAGGCAACGTCTACGATGCTGAGAGCACGCTCAGAGCGGGTGCAATTCGTGGCGCAGGCGTCAGGGTCAGTCTTAACTCGAATAGTGCCTACCAACTGAAGGCAGTTGCCAATCAGAGATTTCTCAGTGAGAGCTTCAGTGATAGAATATGGAGCAATAAGGATGCACTGCTTCAGCAGCTTGCTCGTAATCTACCACAGATGTTCATTGCCGGGGCTGACAATGGTCGTATAGTCAGTGAGATCAGACGTGTTACTGGAGTAAGTCAGAGTGCCGCCAGTAGAATTGTGAGGACTGAGGGTGCTAGGGTGGCTACTCAGGCAGATAGTGATCTATATGCCAGTAGTAAGACAAGGTACTACATCTATATGGCTACGATTGATAGCCGTACAAGTCAGATCTGCTCTGAGATGAATGGTCGTAGGCTTGAGGTCAGTAAGATGGAATCAGGAATCACCGCTCCTCCGCTGCATCCCAACTGTCGAAGCACCACTGTTCCAGACGTTGACACTACTGACATTGATGATATCACTGTTCTTGAGGCAGAGGAGGCTGTAGCCAAGAAGTATGGCGGTATAGCTCGACCTCGCAATGCTCAGGGGGTCATCGTTGTTGACACACCTGATGCAATATCTAAAAGACTACGATCTGCTAGAGCTTCAAAGGAATGACATAGGGGTATAATGATGAGTTGTAAGGCAAATCGTGTCGCAACACGGTAACTGCGTAAGCCAAGAGAAGGAATGAACATGGACATAACCAAGGAAGCGCTGACGGCGATCGGTCTTTCAGATGATCAGGCCGACAAGGTAGTGCAGGCACACGCTGACAGCATCAACGGCAAATTCATTCCGAAGTCTCGGTTTGACGAGGTGAATGAGCAGCTCAAGGACGTCAGGGGACAGGTCACTGAGCGAGACACTCAGATTGCCGGACTCAAGAGGTTCCAGGGAAGTGCCGACGAGCTCAAGGCTAAGGTCACTGCGCTTCAGGAGGCAAACACCAAGGCCTCTGAGGAATATGCCTCCAAGCTGGCCTCTGTACAGAAGGCCTATGCGGTGCGCAGCGCCATCGGCACTGATGCACAGGACCCTGACCTGCTGCTGAAGCTGATCGACATGGATAGTGTCTCTATCACCGGTGAGGGCAAGGCGCTTGGAGTCAGCGAGCAGATTGATGCCCTCCGCAAGGATCGTCCCTATCTCTTCAAGGACAAGGCAGCTGAGGGAGCTGAGGGCACCGATGGAACTGACGGGGCAGGCAAGGGCGGCGTGCGGGGCTTCAGGCCACCGGAGAGCGCCATCACCGCTGCTGCGGGAAGCAAGCAGTTCGACGCTGAGAAGTTCGGCTCCAAGCTTGCTGAGTCACGCAACGCAGGCGTGGCTGCGGCGCAGGCTTCCAGCTCATATTATTTCCACGACGGAGCCGCAGCTCCGGCCGCTGCGTCAGCAGGAGAACGGAAGTAGGGCAGCGCAATGGCTGAGCAGCTGTATAGACAAGAGAACACGATTCTTCAATTCCCCGATGGTGCGCGCGCCTATGCGCACACCTTCAGCCGGACTGAGGACTCGGCGCTCGTGGTGACTGATGCCGTCACTGGCGCTAGTACCATTCCAGCGGGCACCATCTACCCGGCCAATGATGCAACGGCCAAGGGAGTAGTGCTCAAGACGGTGGACGTCACCAGCGGTAGCGCGTCAGGCGCGCTGCTCTTCGTGGGCGATGTGCGCGCCGCACGTCTGCCCGAGGATCCGACTGATGATGCCAAGCGTGCGCTCCCTAGGATCACCTGGTTTCCAGAGGTGACCTATCCGTCAAATGGCGGCGGGTATGGCACCGCAGTAGCCGCCGCCATTGCGGCGCTGCTCCCCGTTACCACGGCTGACGCCACTGACGCGACTACCGCAGCAGAACTGGCAAACGCCAACAAAACTGCGGTCAATGCCATCATCGCTGCTCTCAAGGCGTAGCGGCAGCGCTATACTTGTAACCGTAGCTGCAACACAACAAAGATAAGGGGCCGACAATGGCTGGATATCATGAAACACAATACACGACCAAGGGCAGCGTCCTTGCTCACCCGACCGGCTATTCTGCCTACCCGCAGACAGTAGCCGCCACTGACGCAGCCGTCGCCACGGTAGATGGAGCCAAGGTGCTGCTCGGCGGTACGGTGTATCCCAATAATGACGCCACTGCCAAGGGCGTGGTTCTGCAGGACTACGCCTTCGCCGATGGAGACGCCACGGTGCAGGCCGCGATCGTCTATGTCGGCGACGTCAAGGCCAGCGCTCTCAAAACGCCTCTGACCA